GCCGATCGCATTCATGTAGATGTCCATGAGGACAGAGTCTGGCGGAATAATCTGCAAGCACTTAACCACGTCCTCACACACCTGCTTAAATAGAATGGTGGAAGCATTCGTGATGTCGTACGTGGCGTTATTACCAGCCGCGATAGCTTGTTGTTGCACACCAACCAGGGTGTCACCCTTCGGGGTTGACGCATCCATCATCTCGTTGATTCCCGTTGTGTCACGGATCATGTTGAGATAGTGGTTGTACAGTGTGATAAGCTCGTTGATGTTTCGGATGCTGTTGGGGATCTGTTGGATCGGTGGACCCTGGAACCCTCCCTCGGCATTCTTGCTTCTGTAGTAGAAGACACCTGTCTGCTCGTAGATGTCATGAAGCTCCAATGGCTGAAGCTCCCCACCCTTACCGAGCTGCACATTCTCCAGACCCTCGATGTCGATGATCAATCCATCTGGCTTAGCCTTAGCGATGGACTGCTGGATCTTAAGGTGTGTGATCTGAAGCATGTCCGCAAAACCGATACACCCTTCCACCATGCTCTTGGGCATCATGTTTCTGATGTTCGTTGCCACAGCTGAGTATGACATGCGAGCTCTGGTGATGTCGTGCATGTTTCTTGGGACGTTGGTCTTAAGACCGTATCCAATCAGGTAGTCGCACTCAAGGACGAGCGTGCCACCGTATACAGATGCGATGTCCACTCTGTGAGGCTTGCGCTCAAACACACCCTTATTCGTCCTCTCCTTATACTCAAAACCTTCGTAGTAGAACCCAGTGTTGCCGTACTGATTCTCTTTCTCCTCGAAGAACATAGAGTCCACAGAGATGAACTCGAAGTCAAGCACGTCCACCATGTACTCATCGTACCCGTAGACATTTCTTTTGAGGGTGCTGTCGTAGTACGCCTCAGTCATCTTGCTGTAGTCTCCGTTGTGACTCTTAGATTTCTGAGCGATCTTCTGGTACTGTTCCTCGCTAAGTTCGTCTCCAGCGATGCGCTTAAGCTCCTGAATGGAGATAGTCTTTACGTGACCAGCATACACTAGGTCAGAGAAGTTGGGGTCGTCAGTAGAGCTGTGAATGAACCTGATGGGATCTACGTACTCAGTCTTGATGCCGTACGTAGGATCGTTGGTTCTCTTTACCACAGCCATGCCGCACGACACGAGGTCTTGCACACATCTGCGATAGATGCTGTCGTTGAAGTTATTCCATTCAAGCGTCAGCGCTGTCGCAATCTGACCCGCGATCTCTGCGTCAGTCTTGATGTTTGTGTCAAGCAGGATCTCCGCCTCCTCGACTGAGTCAGGCAGACGATCTGGGTCTTGATCGAGAACCAAGCCGCCCGTGTTGTCCTTGAGCTGCTTAAGTTGATCCTTCATCTGAACCTGGTTCATGATGCGCTGCTTCTGCATATTCTTTGCAGAAGTTGACAGCGGGTCGACAGCCTCGATGTTTGGATACGGGCTTCGAGATAGGATCTTGTTTACTACGATACGAGAGAACTTCGGAAGGATTGGAACTGGTGTGTAATCCAGATTCACAAGAGATCCATCGCCGTTGTTCGGGTCAAGAGACGTGAGGATCTGTCTGTAGATCGTTGTGTCCTGGATGCCGTTAGCGTAGTCCCTGTTCTTCTCAAACGTCTTAGCTCTCTTCCTGTAAAGAGATTGCTCGTCTTGGATTTTTCCCCACTGGTTCTCAATGGCCTTCGCGTACTTCATCCCGTACTCCGTAGACATCTTAGTGTCTCTGGAAGCTAGCGGGTCAGGGAAGTTCTTCGAATACTTCTTGTTGTTAGTGTACATTACGCGAAGTCATGAATTGCATGCAGTTGCAAATATAGTGGAAATCCTATCTTCCCTTGAATCTCCTAAGGAAGACCTTGTCTGAAAAATCAGCTGGTGGTTTCTTAGGCTTAGCTTTCTGAGCACCAAGCAGGGCTAGTCCAGAACTGATTGTAAGGTCGTACTTGGTTCTGTTGTCAATCTTGTAACCTATCCAGTCCTCAAGAGTTCTGTTAAAATACATTTTACCAAACTCTCCAGAGATCCTGTTGACACCTACGTGTTCGTGGATGTAAGCTTCGATAGCGTGAGCGTGAGACTGGATGATGTCCTGAGAGTTTGACGGTATACCCTTCGTCTTAGTCTTGGCGCTACCGCCTGACGTGAGGTGATCGGGTCTGTCCATGAGGTAACCGTCGTAACCTCTTGTCTCAAAGTATCTAGCGATCCCGTACTTGTTGTTCTCGATAAGTATCGAATACCCGTAGAAGAACGCTGCCTTGAGCACGTCCTCGTAGAAGATCTTGGCCAGAGGAGGACGGGAGGCGTACTCCACTACAAACATGTTCGATGGGTGCTCCATGTGAAACTTGTTGTACAGGTGTAACGCGCCCTTAGACCCGCGTCCGTCGACGGTGGCATCGAGGTCATAAGAGTCAACTCCCCCCACCCCCAGCTCTGCATTCGGTGGTACTAGCTTTCCATTCTCCATACGCTTCACATTGCGAAGCTCAGCTGGCGGCATCCATGCAACCCTAAACCTTCCGTTAGGGTCTGGGTCAAACAGAACCTCAGTGTCCTGCTTGCCGTCCTTCCAGACGAAGTTGCCCCTGACTACAGGATTAGGAAAGAGTTCGTCGTTGTACTGAATCTGTTCGTAGATCTGTCCGATGTTGAACAGACTACCCTCGATACTGTCTCGAAAGGCTTCGTCGGTGCTGAACGGGAACTGTCGCGTCACCTCGTTAAGCTCAGACGGATCATTCTTGAGACTTTCTCTCTCGTTCTTCAGGAACGTTTTCGCCCCTTGAACAATGCTATCGCCATCAAGACCGTCCACAGGGCTATCAGGATCTTCAATGATTGGTCGTCCGTGTACATCAAAAAAACCTTCTAATGATTCATATGCAGGAATGAAGAGTCTGTAGAGACCAGACCTTGTCCTCCCGTTTGCGTTTCTTTCCGTTGGGTCGCTGTCGTGCCACAGATCCTTGTACTCCTTACCGCCCTTATCCATGGGGTTGACCGTACTCCCTACCATCGCCTTCCCCACAATCTTTCTACCAACGATCAAACAGGTGCGTTGGATTCTCCACGCATCCCTGATGTCCGTAGGCTTCTCCCACTTACCCGCCTCGTCGAGGTACATGATGTGTAGCTTCTCTCCGTCGTAAGCGTTGTTCGTGGTATTCTTCCAGTTGATGACCGTGTTCAGCGCGTCACCTCTGTTAGATGTCTTGTTGTTCTTTGTGATCCGCTTCGATGGCTCTCGGAATGCGAGCTCCATGCGGGGGTTCGTGGTACCGTCCTGGATAGGCTTGAAGAAGAATGGGTACCCCCTGAACATCTGAACCACCTTCTTCATGAAGATGTTTTCCTGCGCGTCCTTACCCGTCTTCGACTGGATGCCGAGCAGTTTTTCCTTAACCTGCGTAGCCTCATCGACCAAGATTGAAGAACAGATATTAGTGTATCCAGAACGACGGCACTTAGTGTAGAGTTGGCCAATGCATCGAGGGTCCGCTTCACAGGCGGCCATGTGTAAAAAGATCTCACGTTGGAACTCAAGATAGTTAGGATACCCTATGTCCATCTTGGTCCACTGGAGCATCATGTAGTGGCGGCCCGTAATATATGTAGGGACACCATCATTGTAAAACCAAAAACCTTCACGCCTACGACGAAACTCCTCCTCGATATACGGAGAAAACTTCTGTCGAAACTCACGTGGCATCTCGGCCCACTCATCCATAGAGCGAATCCTAGACAGTTCTTCGGGCATAGGAATCCTCTTCCACACGTGCATGTGGTTTGGACTTCCATGTCCTTGAATTTTGTCTTCGGGCGGCTGAGCGGGAAGTGCAATGAGAAGCCCACCGATCTCATAAACCTCACCCTGCGTACCGTTGGGACAAATGGAGATAACCAACTCATCATAACCCTTTATAGATACGAGCGAGCTCATCAGTACACTTGCCCATACCGATTGCTTCGGAAGCTTGGGGCTCCCGCTTTAGGGTTGTGAAGGTCCATGAAATCTCCGCACTTCTCACACTTGATGTCGTGCCTGACCTTGTCGTCGATCATCTTAATCTTTACGCTTGACGCATCCACGATCTCGTCAGAACACTTGCACTTGTACTTAGCCATGAGACATATGTAGTTTGACATTGTACACCTGCAGGGACTCGAACCCCGAACCTGCGCATTAGAAGTGCGCCGCTCTATCCTGTTGAGCTACAGGTGCATAGGATTATCGGCCCTGACCCCTGTAAGCTTTCTTGTAGTTTTTTGACGATGCGCTCTTAGACTGCTTTGTCTTAGCATGAACGCCCTTGCGCCGAACGCGCTTTGACTTGTAGGTAGACACCTGTACTTTGGCCACGACTGAATTGATTTAGATTGAGACAAAGTTACTTAGAAAACCTTTCCGCAAAGCCTCCTGAGTAATCTTTCTTTTCTTCGATCTCACCGTTGTCACGAAGATCCTTCACCATCTGCTCCAGCCTCTGCCTCTCGACGAGAAGCTCCTTGGCGTCGATAGCTGTCTGCTTGATGGACTGCAGCTCTGCCTTGCGCGAGGACCCACCAGCGTCAGGATCAACGGGCTTCTTGATCTCCTCGATCATGTTGTTGATAGCGATCTCCATGCTGTGCATGAGATTCTCTGCGGCATCAATCGTTGTGAACTTCTTCCTCGACATAGAGCAAATCTTCTGCGCGTGTTCTGTAATACTCCTTACCGTCAATCTTGATGCGATAGTCTCTGTTCTTAGCGAACCCTACCACGTCACCTGGCCTGAGTCCCATGTACTCCGTGTCCTCGTTGCCGTACACGAGTCTGCCCTTGGTGGGTAGCTTTTCTGCTAGTTGCACCATCTCCACTAGATCTGACGGGAACTCCTCCTTCTCCTCTACAGCCTCAAGCAGTGTCCAGCCACCTAGCGTTGTGATCTCCCCAGTCTTCTTGGACTTGAATGCGATAGCTTGAGAGTTGACAGCCTCTGGATCAAACTTAGCTATGTAGTGATTGTCCTCACCAGTGAGGGGCTGACCTCCTTGCATCACAACAAGGTGATGGAAGTACAGTGTGTCCCCAGGCTCAGCACCTGTGTTGTACTTAAACGGGGCCGCTACAATCGGACCCTCGGTTACTCGGTATGCAAACTCACCCCCCTCGAACCTCGTGTCAATATAGAGTTCGAGTCCCCCCTCTGTTTTGATCTGGTCTTCGATTAGCTTGTCGAGTTCGACCACGAAGAAGTTGAACGTTTTCATTTGTATCTGGATTGAATTGAACTGACTTGGTGTTGATTGGATTGTCTGTCTGCTGCTTAGCCTTGGCTGCAGCAAACTTATCCCTGTACGAGTTGCATACGTACTCTGGCTGGATGGATGCACCGCCCCACACATTGCACGTACCCTTCACGTTCGCAGCGCAGGTCTTGCACTTGGATCGTGAGGGCGCCTCTCTGTAGGACTCGGGCAGTTTATCTGGGATCTTACTCCCCTGTGGGTAGACTCTCATCAGAAGTTGAGATCGAATTCAACCATGCACGGCATGCTGTCCACAGCCTTCCACAGGACCTGCCCGTCCTCTCTTTCAATGTACACGAGGTATCTCTTCATCTTATGTCTGTGCAGATGCTCGTCATCAAGAACGATGGCTGATACACTCCCGTCGCCTACGCGCATACCGACGTAATAAGCCATCCCGTCCTTGGGGTTCTGGCCGATCACGATCTTTCTAATAAGTCCTTCCATTTAGTTTAGTGAGATCCCCAGATCTCCAAGCAAGTCGTCAAGATCGATGTCGTCTTCGTCGTCCTGCTTTGCGTCTGAGGGGATGAATGTTTCTTCTACAAAGTTAAGAAGACTCAGCATCTCATCCTCGCTATCCATGTTGTAGCTGTAGATCGCTTGCAACCTCTTCTCCCCATCCTCGTCCTCCTCAACTAAGCCTGTCACCATCAAGGACAGGACCTCGTCACGAACACCGTACTTCTCGATGATGCGCTCTACTTCAAAAGCAACCCTCTGAATCTCAAGCAAAAACCCCTCCTTGTTCATATCTTTGGTTTGATGGCGATTAGGAAGGGAACCAAGAAGCGTCTCTTCAGGGAGTTCTCCCCTCTACACCAAAGGTACGTCAAAAGAAACTACCTCAAGCACCTGAGAACTACTCTGAAGAACTTCTGTGAACGAAGAGACATCTTCGAGAGAGAGCTCATGTTCATGCTGTGGGCTTACGACTTAGAGTTCTTCACCATCAAGCATGCGGCAGAGGATCTTGAGATGAGTGCGCCTCCGATGGCGCAGAAGACCTTGTACCCCCTTATGAAGGAAGGGTACATATACAAGCACTTTGACAGGCTTACACCGTCACAGACGAGAGAGGATCACCTGTTCAGAGAGGAGACCAAGCATAACTATAGGGTGCGATATGCTCTTACTCAGAGGGCTAGGCTTCTTGTACAGGAGTTCTACAGAGAGCTTGAAGGTTAAGCGTCGGAGTCGCTAAGACTCAGGGAGGTCAAAATCGTTTCGCTGCCAACAAAACCTGAATGTTCAAAGATCAACTCAAATACATAGGTGTTATTGCCTGAGCCTGTGTGAGCCTGTGGGTGACCAGATGTAGATCCCATATCTATGTCATCCATTGGTGAGTCGTTGTCAAAGATGACAAACACAAGTCCAATGCCGAGGATATCTACAGTGGAATCCATCTGAAGTGGAGTCGTGATAAGTTGGGTCCAGCTTGATGGGATGTTTACTGGAAACCTAGTAGAGTTTCTCACCCTAAGGCTGGTTACTGTGTAGTTAGAGGCTGGCCCAACAAAAACATCAAAACCTGCGCTTACCCTGACATCCCCTAGCGATGCAGTTGACAAAACCAGATCTACATCACCCTCATCTGCACTGGTTGATTCGTACCAACCGATGTTGTGTTGACCCAGAGACTCAATGGGTGGCTTGCCTACGGCCCCTCCCTTGGTCATCTCCATTCCTAGTCCTAGCATCACTTCAAGATTACTTCGTAAACCACTTTTCCTTGATCGTCACGAACAGCCTTGAGGCACCGACGACGATTAGCCCCATCGTAAACGAAAGACACGTGAACCCAATCAGGATTGTCTTCATCACCAAACTCCCAAATGAGCTGATCAAACTCCACGTTCTCTTTAAGCCAGTTGAAGATCTGAGCATTTGTACAGCGTCCGAATACGTCTGCGTCCAGGTCGAGTGCTCTTCCCTCCACATGCTGACTGCGATTCGACCCGCCGATAGCACGGTTGAGATCAGCTGAACGATAGCCGCTCGACACGAATATAGGACACCCGAAAGCGTCGCGCAGAGGTTGAAATACATTGAGCGCAACCTGTCTAAGATTTTCTGTGGTCCAGTCATCGGGTGTGTTATCTATTCCAAGTCTCTTTGCTGTGGTGCTTTTGATCACCTCCCCTAGAGACAGATTTTTTGATAGCTTCATTGTGTAGTCTTCGCTTCTCGTTCTCGACGGAAGGATCCTTCTTTCTTCTCTTGGCGTTCCTGTAGTGTTTGTTCATTCACACTCGTTAACACGGAAGATTTGGAAAAGCGAAAGATTCATC